TTTGTGGTTCTGGCAGTGTTTTCCACCAAGCCAAGGCTGCGGGCGCATCAGCTTGCTTGTCTGGACCCATAACGCGTGGGTCTTCTTCTGGCTCTGGTTCATTGCTCGTGGGCCCTCTTTTCTGCTTAAGGCCCGGCAAAGTGGTGCTAGGGGTGTATTCCTTCAAGAACTTACTCCAGTTCTCGTGTATTTGTTTTTGACTACTCACAATCCAAAACCTCGTTTAACAGTCTGTTAATACGGTCGGCTTTGGTGAATACTTGGTTGTTGTAATCTTTTGCTTCTTTCATCATGAAAGCATTGGGCGTCGAGGGCTCAGAAACAAAGTCAAAGCATATTAACTGAAAATCTTCTTGAACAACGGTGGTATCATTTGATTCAGAAACAGAACCCATGCCGCGACTGGAAATGCCAAGTTTAACTCCACTTTCTACCAGAGATTTTAAAACCTGACCAGATGGAGTGTTTAACACTTTCACCTTACCCATTACGGCTTTATCTTCCATCCATATATCAGTGACTAGGTGAGATGCGTTCTTGAGATTAATAACTGAGTCATCTGGGTGGTCTAGCTCGCCTAGTGCTCTGTTTTCTCCTACAAGCTTTTTGTAGTTCTTTACTTCTCGGGCTAATACTTTATATGGGTATACACGCTGGTTACCATTTAATACATCAGCTTCTTGAAGTTTGCCAGTAAGCATCATACCACCATCAGCAACATAACGCTTTTCATCTTCAGTAAGAAGGTCTTGGCATACGCCGCCTTCGCACAGTTCATAAAATTCTCTAAGTAGCTTCTGACCCATAGCTAAGACCCTTTACAGCAGTGTCTAACTGGCTGAAGCATCCACTTTCTTGTCCAAGTGGCAAGACTGTTCGTTTGCGTGTTTGTGTTCATGTTTAACTCCATTATCTCCGAATACCATGTTCATTACATAGGATGTGCCAGACGACAACCAACCAAGAAGGAAAAAGTTTGCTACTGTAACATCATAGCTAAATAGTTCTGTGAACGGAGAAAGCAGCATTAAAAGCCACCCAACATGAAATCCCATGCACATTGGGCAGTGAAATACTTTGCCGTATCCGCCGGCAGCGTTTCTTGACGGTCGCCATCTTTTTAAAAGTGGGAGGTCGCTGTACACTAAAATTTGTGTAAGGCCATAGGCACATAAAATAAAAGTTAATAATTCCATTAATTATCCTGTTCTGCTAAACCAGTTTCAACGCCCGCTGCCATGCCTACGACATCTGCAGCCTTGAGGTTTTTTCCTTTTGATAATATCTCGATAGCATCTTTCAACATGTCGGGTTCAATGTCTCCACCTTGGGACATCTGAAAAGCCATAAAAGCAATTGCTGCGGCGGGTGCACCATAAGTTTTAATCTTTTGTCCCAAGTCTGTGTCAAAAAACTCTTGGGCTTTTACATAGACTGTCGCTCCAAGCTGATCTAAGATGCCCTCCTGCAGATCATCATCAACAAGGTCGGACATTTTTTCAAACGATTTAACTAAATCCATTATCTCAGGATCATTTGAAACAATATCTAGAAAGCCTTGAAGCTTTTCTTTATTGGCGCGAACCAACTCGTTGCCTAAAGATTTTACTGCATCTGGATTATCTTTAATATTTTCAAGGTTTTCGTTTTCAAAAAATAAAAACTTATCCCAGCGTTCCATTATCGTTTTCATTTCAGCCATTTCTAGTCTCCTCAAACAGTATACATATAAGAGAACGAATACGGGTCTCTAACGTATCCGGGTCGAATAGAACCTTGTTGAGCTTGCTGTGGTACTTCACCAAGCTCTGTTGAATCAGCCTTGTCTGGATCCACAAATTCTGAGTCGGTGGCAGAGACCATAGCTTCAATATTTTCAAAGTATGGGCGCTCTTCTTCAATAAATTTACTAATATTAATAAGAGCAAGCTTTGCAGCATTTAACTTATCACTGTTGGGTGTTTCTAACAGGGCTTCAAGCGCTCCATAATAAGAGCCACCCTGCACAGATTCAGCAACCACAATACCTTTCTTGCGTAAGAATGCAAATAATCTATTTTGAGCGCCATAGACTAAATCGTTCATTGTCTCTTTAGGGAAAGCAGTAATCTTGTTGTTCTTAGATGACATTACAATATCAATATCTGCGTGATCAAAAATCATTAAATCACCACTAAGGCTCTTGCGAATGTTCAATTCAAGAGTGACAGACGGAGTAGGCTTGCGGGCTGCAGCACCAACTTTAATAGTAATTGGCTCGTCAGAGGGTATAAAATTAATCTTGACTGACATCTTCGAATATTTCCTTTACAAGTTGTTGTGTTTTAAGCACAGTCATAATAACGTTTTCGCTAATTGTCTCTTGAGAATATCCATCTAAGCGATCTAAAATTTGTTGTGTTTTATCTGACATAGAAGAGTCGGAGCTTATTTCATCACTGTTCTTCGCAGTCGTAAGTTTTTCTTTTAGTCTGCCAATTTCTTCGTTTAAGAATATTTTTAGTTCTAATGAATTGTCAGAGAACGAAGTGATATAGTGAGACAGCAAGTTTTTTTGTTCTTCCAAAAGTTGCTCGTCGTACTTTTCATTAAACTTCGTGACAAATGTTCTATAAACAACATTGTCTATTGCGACTTGGTTGTCATCAACTTCTGCAGTATTAGACATCTCGTTAATTATTTTAGTTTCTAAGATAATCTTTTCTTTCGGTGACGAGGTATTAAACATTTTATTAATTGTGGCCAAAGCTTTATAGTTAGGCACAAAATTATTAAACACAGATGGCGAGAGCGTCTTGTTGACATCATTGATAATTTTGGTTTGTTGAGCAAAGAGGTCATCAGGGTTAATCATTCTTCTAGAAATATTAGCTTCTCTAAGAATTTTTTCACTCATTTCGGGCTCAAGAGATTGATTTTCATAAAGAGATTTGTAACACTCTAAATCCTTTGTAAGCAGGGAGTCACTATTAAAATGTTCTCTGATAATATCAACTGCTTTCTTGCTTCTCTCATTGTCGTTCTTTAAAACAGCGATAGTCGCTTCTTTTATTAAAGCTTCATAAACAAATGCAGTATTGCGTTTTTTATTATGTTTAGCCTTCATCATTTTGCTCCGTTAACTTTTCTTTATTGCTAAGATCTTCCAGAAGATTTGTTAAAGATTTATTCATCGATAACATTTTCTGTTCTTCTTTTTGCTCATTCAATGAATAAATAGGCTCTTCTTCCTCATAAATGCCTCTAGACAAGGATCTAAGCTCGGCACCACCTAAATTATTGGTGCGATATGTGTTTGTTTCTGGTGTTGCAATACGTGCATAATTTCTTGTACGAGCACCAGAAGGACGAGAATCTGTCTTAACAGGATGGTAGACCTTACCTTTTGAACCGGGTGTCAAGCGTGGAGCATTTCTAGAGCCGGGAGGGGCGGCTAGTAGTGTATCATCTTCACCACCGCCTTCTGGTTCAGCCGCGGGTGCGTCAGCGCCCAAGTCTAAACCACCGCCTTCCGCGCCGGCGTCTCCACCAGCGTCACCACCAAGATCTAAGCCACCGCCGGCGTCGTCTCCGCCACCAAGGTCTAAGCCTCCCCCACCGCCAGCGGCGCCTGCAGCTTGTGCTTCTGCCACAGCTTGAAGGGCGGCGTCATGCTTGCGATCATAATACATTTCGCGTTGGTTTCTAGCAAACTCTTCATGAGACATGTTGAATATGTTTTCTGTTACCCATCTACGTGAGAAATAGCCTTCGGTAGCCGCTCCTGCAATATCAAACTTAGCTTTCCAGTGCTCAATTTCTTGAAGCTCGGCAATCTTGGATGGGTTATTCAAAGAAAGTTTGAAATTAATAAGATCGTCTCCACGGAAACCAAGAGTATAAAGATGGATAATTCCGATTTTTTCAAGTTCATGTATAACTGTCCTTTGTAATCTTTGTACGGTACGGGCAAAACGGATATCTTTTTGCGCTAACGTGGTCTTGTCTTCGGTTGCTCCCTCGCCCATTGAAAGATATGATTGAGGAATTTTTAAAGCCGAGAAGAGCTTATCACGGAGATATTTGATATCGTCAATTTCCGTAGTATTTGAACCACCAGCCAAGTTTGTTATGTCCGTTGCCGAACCCTGACGCACTGGGATGTAGTAGTCCTCTTCAATTGAGAGAGGGTTATATCTAAGGTCAACACGACCGGTATCTTTATCAACGATAGAGTGCCTCTTCAGTTGAGATACAATTTTTTGCATGTACCCTTCCACATCTTGTGGAGGAATTGCGCCAACGTCAATCTTGAACACACGTCGCTCGGATGAGCGAACAACACGGTATGCCATCATGGCGTCTTCCATAAGAGTAAGCTGTCGCCAAATACGACGGGCTGGTTCCAAAACAGAAGAACCATAAGGTGCGTACTTATCATTACCCAATATACGGAAATGTGCAACTTGCCAGTTCTCAAATGTCATACCTGCAGAATTCCACTGATACTGCACATAGTTAGGGTTTGTTGAATCTAAGCCCTCAAGTCTCTCGACTTCTTGCAGAGGTAATGCAATTGCAGACTGAACACCCATCTTGTCGTCAATATCCAAGTATAGCATGAAGTCGCCGTATTTGCACATAGTACGACACCAACCAAAAAGATTGTATTCAATATTCAAAATGTTGTGGTACAGCAAATCAAGCACTGCTTTAATTTCTTCATTAGTGCAATTGATATTCAACATAGGACGGAGCGCCGAGAACGTTGTCATCTCATCTGCGTAAATATCAAGCGATGAGGCAATCTCAGGCATGTATTCCATTTGATCAAAATCAATATATCTTTCGCTTCTTCTCTGGTTTGCTATGGCGTTAGACGCTATGGTATCCAAAGGATTATAAGTTTGCTTTTTGAACTGTTGACCAGAGGCAGTCTTAAATCTTGCAGCATATTTATCAAGATGTTGTCTCCGTATTTTGCGCCCTGATTGCGAGCGATATGTAACGATCGGTCCAGAGAACAGTCTGGTCAACGATTTGAACAACGATGACTGTGTATTAACTGGGTTTTTGCCTTTTCTATTGTTTCTTGGTGCCATTTATTTTCTCACTTTATAATCCACATAAATTCTTTATACATGTTCTCAGCCGCTGACATTTTATCTAAAACGCCATCTTCTTTGTACCCGATTTGTCCTTTTATTTTTGTGTCAAAACTGGTTCGTGAAGTTATTATAGCATCAACAAAAGCCTTCTTGTAGTTCAAATCTCTTTGATTTGTCTGCAAAGCTGTGTCTCTAACCCAGCAAGCAATTGCAAGTGCCATAACTAAATCATCGTTGTATCCTTTTAATGCTTGGGGTTTTCCGTTTGTCCAAATAAATGTTCTCAATTCATTTGCCAATCGGGATGAATATGTAGTAATTAGTTTGTTTCTTATAAACTCTTCTAATTTAGCTACTACCAAGGGGCGAGTCTTAGATGATGTGGTAAAACCGGGTACTGCTGAATTCCTATGTTCAGCCATATGTTGTTCAATATATTCATGAGTAGATTTTACAGAGTAATAAATATTTGGATATCCATACTCAATAAGTTTGTCTAAAACTGTATATCCAATACTATTGTTTTCAATAACCATCATAGCATTGCCGAACTCTCTACCAATCTGATTTAACATGTTTGCATACAAGTCAGGCGTTGGCTTTCCTTGGTACTCTCCCACAACTTGCATGGTTTCTAGTTTTACAATGTGGAATGTGGAATAGTCTGCACCGTCGCCGCGGGCGACATCTGCTGTTAACAAATAAGTACACGACGGATCATGTTCTTCCCATATCCAAAAATTTCTGTCAAAAGCGGTTTTGTATTTTGGCTCC